AGCTAGACAATTTCCAATTTCAAATCAATTAAATAAGTAAGGGGCAACACGTGCGAACACATTGTTTAATCCTGTAGCTCCAGCTGGACCTTCAAGATTGACTGTATCAGTTAACAAATTGTTGACATTCCAAACAAACGTAGAACCAATGGTTTCATTAGTTGTATCAATAGTTTCATTTAAGAACTGCAATGTGGCAGGGAGGGCGGAAGTGACCGACCAACTAGCACCTGGAGATCCATAGAACTTACCAGCTACATCCAATAAAAATCGTCCTGTACGTTGTGGTAACAAAGTTTTACCTGCTGCTATAGCTAAAATACCTTGACTGATTCCGTTCAATAGCGGTGTTGCTATTGGAATCGGTGCTGCTACTGAGTTAGCTTGGGCTTCGCCTGAAGCGAAACCCGGTACGTTGAATTGCAATTGTGGAATATAAAATTCTATCTCATATTCAACATACATTTCACCTATACTAGCATCACCAGATGGTACTTGTTCTGAAGCAACAGTTAGGAAACCGACGTTGTTAAGACGGATATCTGTACCAGCTGGTACTGAACCTATATTAACAAATCGTTTCTGTAAAATTTTGTCTGCTCTATTAGCATTGCAAATCGCTTGAGCCCATGGTGAAGTGCGTACTGCACCTTCATAAGCCATTAAAATTGCTTTGCTTGGAGCTACGGCATCTGTCGAATCGTAATCAATCGCCATCATCAATGAACCAGATGTTACTGTGGAACATATTGGCTCATAGAAGAATTTGAGTTTTCTAAACATATAACTTTCATAATTTGCTGCAATACCACTCAACCATGGAAACATGATGTTATTACCTGGGTTGATTTGTGTTGCTTGTGCTGAATATGGCACTGAACCTAATACGTCTCTAAAATACTCTCGATTGACTATTCTTACACTATTACTCTCTAAACCTGATATTCTAGGTTTACCAGTTACCATAATAGATGCTGTAGCTACTGGAGCTGTTACTTTTCGTGATTGTGCGTTGTTAACTGCACCCTTCTTTTTGTTGTTATTTGTGCGCGTTTTAGCGCTCATAGTTTTACTTACGTTAACCATTCTCTTAATTTAATCGATTTGTCTAGTTACCTGATAAACTAGACATTGGAGGAAGTTACCTGCTTCTTCTTGTCAACGGGTTTCGATGATCGACCCGTGCCACTTTTGTGGGTAATTTTAATCTTATTAGGTGGCGTCGGTGTTACTGACACTACCTTGTTTGGATGTTCAAACATACAATTAGTGCGGCGGCATGTTTGTAACCGCTCGTTATAGCGACATATTTGATTGTCTTTACCAGGGATGATAATACCACGGTGTGCTACGCTCATTTCGGATTTCGGTTCTTCTTTAATCAATTTTTCCATATCTAAGTCATCAAATTGATTAACTTTAGATAATTGATCTATATACGTTAACAAATCACCTTCAGTAATGCCCAAATTTTCAGCCACAACACTATATATTTCTCCGTAACGTGGTGTTACAAAGGGGGTATCAAACTTCTGCCAATACGATCGATCAAATAATTGTTCCTCAAATTTCTTTTCAAATTTCTCTGTGGAAACACTATCTTTGAACACTCGTAATATAGCTTCAGCCCAATCTCGTAATAATGGTGTTTGTGAGTCTGTGATTAGAATACCTTTTGCTTTTCTGCGCAAGGCTATAAAATCTGGTACACTTGATGGTGAACTTGATAAATGCAATTTGCTGATCGTGCGTCTAACATCAGCTATACATTCCATGGTTTCCCATGGATTTACAAAAATCCGTCCTAAGAAAGGCACACTGTTGCCCGGTAAAATTGTTTCACATTTCAATTTTAAGCCCATTTTGGAAGAAACTTTCTCTAATAATTTGGTATCTATGTTAAAATCAAGTGAATCATCTCCACCGTAAACACCTAAATTATTATAAGCTTGTATTATAGATTTACCACTTAAGCGTAAAGCTATATATGATTTTAAAGCATTTGGTATGGTATTATGCAATGTTGTTGCTGAAGAACCGGTATTATTTATGTAATTTATTACATATTCTACACCAAATTTGGTGTAACCTTTTGTAAAATTCTCCAACAACTGCATTTGCATTAATTCATCTTCTAATGCATTTACAACACGAAGTTTGTCATTGCGTTGTAAATCTCTTAAATCTGTTATATCTCCAAAATAAGCTCTCAATAAGAAATCTGAAGCTTGTATTGTGTACTCATTGTGGGTGGCATCCATCCGGGAAAAATCTTCGGCAATTATGGGTAATTGTGGTTGACACTTTACCATAATATTTTCAGCTAACACTTTAGGGTGTATCTTAAAGGCATACCAATGTGTGTGTCGCAATACGTTATTAGAAAATGCATGTATAAATTGTCCCATACGTAAATTATGGCTCATTGGTAATGTTGAAATATTACGTGGTGATGCAAACTTACAATATGCTTCCGCTTTCATAAACGAAGCAACTTTCCAGGTTACATCAAACATAAAATTACGACATCGCTCTATTAAGCTACGTTGGGTCGTGCGTTTCATTTTCTCTAACATAAAGGCAAACTCATAAGGTACTCCTTTACCGAAATTCGTCCTATCAATTCTTTTTATTTTGCCATCTACATGTGTACTCAATACGCAATCCATAAATTCCGTTCTATATGTTATATAATCATTTGGTATCACAGCTGCATTGCGTTGGTCTTCAATGCGATATCCAACCGTAGCACAATCGTTGTTGTATGATCTGCCCGGCGAGACTCCTTCTTCACTCATAGGAAAACCAATTTGTCTCATAGCTTGTTTAGGATCTTCCGTAACTAACGGGTATAATGTTTGATATCCTTTCAAGTCTGTAACACTTATTGGTTTAACATAATCTATCAAATTACTATTCTTGCTTATCCAATGGAATAAACAAGCTTGTAATACAACATCCGTTACTCCATAAGATTTGAAAATTCTTTCCAAATCAGATATAGCTGGATCTTTTGACGATTTAAAGCGAATACTAGCTGCTGTTAATACTGATGATGGTATATTCACACAATCCGTATCAAAATATCTCGCGAAAGAAAACCATTTGGTGATCTGATTTTGCTCTTTCTTGAAATATGCGCTATAAGCTAAGTTATCTTTAGTTAACGATCGTTTGCCTAAACGATCACCAGGTATCAACCAAGCGAACCAGGAATAAACATTGCGGATGGGGTTCATAAACACAATCACTCTATCTTCACTAATTTGACGTTTCTCCATTAGATATAAAGAAGCGCCCCACCAGTGATCCACTACAATGTGATCATGTTCATAATCCCACAAATCATGTGTATATTTTGCTCCACCGTTAACGTGTGTTTCCACTCGCCCATCCGGTAAAACATAATATACGCCATCATGTGTTTGTCCACAAACTTTCTTCGGTTCAAAACTATAAAAACAAATGTAACGTCCGTCCATAATGGTTGGCATATCAACGTAATAATCAACATCAATCATCTTAAATAAATTAGATTCCTCAAATTTATCTACTTGATAATCCATGCTGAAATCCTTAGCATGATGGTACAAGCGAGTTCCAGCTGAAACTGCATTTTGTGCACACAAATTCATGCTATGGTTATAAGATGTACGTCCTATACGTTGAGCCAAAATGTCTATAAATCGATGAGCTGCTTCTCTTTCTGCCCTAGCCGTAGGGTGGGTATGATTTAAGTGTGGTTGGATACTAAAATTTATCGCTTTGAAAACTCCACGATAATCTGCTCTCTTAACCGTACTTAATTTAAACCAAAGATAGCTGTAAAATCTCATCTTTATAGAATTTAAACCATTAGTTATTATTGATGTGTAACAATAACCAATGATGACGAAACATTTTTGGAAAAATGGTGTAACCAAAAATAATACTACTGTTTTTGTAATTTGATAACTTAACACTAATGTTATTATTAATATTATTGACCACAATAACACTGCCACGGTACTATAAACTTCGAACAAGTTTACCCATGCAGTTAATAAAACATCTGTTGTTTGTAAAATTATTTCAATCATTTTCAATGCCTATTAAAATTCGTTAAAAT